TCTCTCTCCAGATATGGCGATAGGTGCTGGTGCTCTCAAAGGAACTAAGAACGCAGTCTCAATGTACAATGCACAAAAGGCAGTACACAATGCCGACAGTTGGTATGCAGCCAAGAAAGCACTACAGCAGTTTGATAATACGTTTACAAAGGAGATTGTAGACGACTTCAACTTTGTTGGACTGACAAAGGATTTGGTAAGCCCCAAAACAAAGAAGAACCTAGATACCTTGACGATGGGTGACGTGCGCTTGTACATGTCTGATGACATGGCAAAGAATCTTGAGGCACGGAACCTTGCTAAACAAAGCACACCGGACAATGACCTACTGAAAGCCGGTGGACTAGACGATACCTTGTATGCCAAAGCCTTCTATGAGACTGGAACTACCAAACAGGCTGACGATATATTCACAGCCAATATACGAAAGAATGAGAAGGCATCCCAGATGTATGATGAATACATTGAAATGTCGGACATACTAGATGATGCCAAGGTACGAGGTTTGGATGCTGCGATTGAGACAGCACGTGCCAAGAAAACAAAAGTCAACTTCAATAAACTAGAACGCATCCACAAGCAAGCCTCAAAAATGCCAGACCTTCCAGACGAGTTGGCAAAGATAAAGAATACACAACGTGTCCTCTCCACAGTCTATGGTCGTGGTATATTCTTTGAGGTGTCGCCAAAGATAGCCGGTTTGGATGACATTGTAGCCATCACACGAAATACGTTTGGTACGAAACAAGCACGTACAGACCTGTTGGCAACTGCAAGTCGAACCAAACTAGCCAAGAGCATCCAAGAGGTACGTAGCCTTCCGGCTAGTCGTCAAGTAAAGCCAGCAGAGTTCGCATCATATAAACTGTATGGTGATGATGCCATTGCCAAACAAGGACGTGTAGAACTGTCGTATGACCTTAGTGGATTAGAGCCAGATAGTAAACGACTGTTGTACGAGAACATAGATGAACTCGATGGGACCAATACCTACAAGCAGTTCCTACGAGAGCAAGTAGACAACAATCGCTTGTTCGAATCGGACCTCAACCAACTGGTGATGAAGAACCGTGACGATGTGGCACTGGGGCGCAGAGACATCTTTACCACAGACGAGATCAACGCACTACCACTAAGCCAACAAAAGAAACTACTAGAGCCACAAGGTTCACAAGCACGTTTAGACTTTCGGGATGGCTTGTTTGGACAAGCTATTGATAAGTTGGGTGAGGGTGTAGACTTCCTTAGTCAAAAGGCGATTGGGCGCAAAGTACTCAAGAAAACACAAGAGCCACTAAGTGGCAAGGTCAATACGTTTGAGCAAGCACGTATGATTGAGGAAGTACAGAAAGAGATTGGTGTGTTGGATACACAGTTCAATCGTGACTTCAAAGAACTCACAGGTGATAGTGTTGGTGTTCGTGCTAAGTATGTGAACGACCCCGAAGTAAAACTGACTAAGTCAGAGGCACTTGGGGCTATGATTGTAGGGCAAAAGCAACTTGGTGCTGGCAAGGTAGTACAACAACAAGAGTTAGAGGATACGTTGTCCTGGATGTTGGACCGATGCTTCTATGAGAGCAAAGAGAAGTTGGTAACCAATGGTGCAGTGGATGACATCAATGGTATTAGTCAGATACTCAATGCTAAAATCTTTACACCACAAGCAACAGCACTAATAAAAGAAGAACTATCAGAACTAGCATCCAAGGCTATCTCTAACCCACGTGTGATGTGGCAAGAGTTCCAAGCCTATGTGGATGACTTGGACCGACTGTTAGAATTCGACCCATATAAAGAACTGATAGACCCAGAAACTGGAGAAATGATTCGGGTTCGCTTAGTTACACCGGACAAGCAATACCACAAGTTGCGTACAGTCTCCAATGTGGAACTTGAATCTATTATGGAAGAACTGACCTTGGGTGCGTACTTCCATGCTGAAGGTAAACGTATCAACCATCGGTACTTGACAGACGTAGTGGACAAAGAACTGACACAACTGAACGTCCAAAACATCTTGGATGGTGTAGACATTGACCAAAAGATGTGGGAATCGACAGTACGCAACACTGCACCTATTGTATGGAGAAATGACAAACCATACGCAGATATGTTGGCTACAGTAGAACGGACTGTACAGGATGCCTTCTTTGAGCGCAATCTACGTTTGCTCGATGATGTGTACGAGGACATTGATGTAATGGACTTGCATAAGTCTATTCGTAAAGACTTCCAAAAGGAACTGAAGTCTGTACGTACTTCCTTTGTGGAGGATTACAAACAGGTTGTCGAGGAGATAAATACTAGAGTAGTCCAAGAGTATAAAGATGCTAGGAAGGCTGCACAAGATAGGTATGACGAAGCCATCAAGGAACTACAACGTAGACAACAAATAGCCGAGAAACAACTGAATGAGCAGATACGCAAACGTGCCAAAGATGCCATTGACAAGGCTGGGTATCGTAGTGCTGCTGCTGCAAAGATACGTGCTGGACGTGATGCTGCATTAAAACGGATGCGCAAAGATTCAAGTGATGCATATCTCAAACGTAGAAAACAGTTCCAAGACGAGAAGAAACAGGCTATTGAAAGTGCCATTGAAGATATAAAGACCAAAGCAAAGGCAGAGAAAGCCGCACTTCGACAAGAGATAGACGAGTTGATTGAAGGTTCGCTTGAGAACTTTGATCAAAACATGGCTGGCAAGGATGTTCGAGAAGCTTTGGAATGGTACACGTCCAACTATGACTTTGCCAACAAACAGTTTGCTGACATCGCTAAGGACCTAGATGGTATGTCAATGTCTCCTACTGCCATTGACAAAACAGCACGTGCAGCGATTGATTATGCCGAAGTGTTTATGAAGAACAATGGGTTGAAGATAGACCCAATGGCAAACTTGGATGAAATCAATAGTCAACTGACAAAGATGTTTGGTGCTGACAATGGCAACTTCGCCAAAATGATACTCGGTGATCAATATGAGGACATTCGAAACAAGTATGTCCAACAAGGTATTACAAAGGTACAAGAGAACATCAAAGAGATAATCAAGTCAGACCCCACTTTGGTAGATGGTGTCAAGAAAATGATGAATATGTCCACCAGTATATTCTACTTCTCCATCTTAGGTATACGTAGTCGTTTTCACGGTATGAACTTTATGACTGCGCCTTTGATTATTTACCAAACATTAGGAAGATTCACCAATCCTGTACAGGGTATGAAGGTGGTAATGGATGGTGGTCGTGTTGGTGCTCGTAATGCTGATGCTGTTGCTGTACGTAGTCCAGATGGCATGACGTTTACCAATCGACAGATATATGAACTGATTGAGAAAACCGGTGTAAAGTCTGAGTACAACTATATTCAACAGGCACTGAATGATGGTTCAATGATGCGATACCTCAAAAGTTTTGAGAAACCAAACGTGGGGTTCAAGGGTGGTGCAGAAAAGTTTGCCAATCAAATGCTAGACCTAGCAAACAATGTAAACAGACTTGGGGTACAGGCTGATATGGCATGGCGATCCTCAGTGTTCATGGATGCCATCAAAGAGGGCAGTAGTGTAGAGGAGGCTACTGGTTTGGCTAGACGTTCATTGTTTGATTACAACGACCTATCAGCATGGGAAAGACGAAATGCCACTGCTGTATTCGTGTTCTATAACTTCCAACGTCAAAACATTGTGTCAATGGTACGAGCATTACTTGACCCAAAACAGGCAAAACGATTCGCTCGGATTCTGACGTTAAGACGTGATACCAATGCACTATTCCAAGAAATGAATGGTGGTCTGCGTTTGCCATACGAAATGTACATGCCAGAGTATACCCAAACTCGTATTGTATTTGAAAGGCAAGAGAATTACAATCGTCAAACCTTTTTGATCACCTCTCCTTCCATACCGGCTTTGGATGCCATCATGTTCACTACTGACATTGCTGGTAAAGGTGCTCTTACTGTTGGTGAAGAAAAGTTGAAACAGTTGCTGAGACCCGGATTAAAGTACTTTCTGGCACCAAAAGACGAGAAGTACAAGTCACGTACAGTAGACACAGAGACAGTCAATAGTTTTACATCATACTATGATAGTCCACAGGAAGTTGCCGATGCCTTGTCACTACTTTTAGGAACCACAGTAGAGGCGAAGTTTGTGGGGCACACAGCTGTAGGGAATGTGAATGGATATGTGTATCCATTGGATGGGGAGCAACAGAAAAAGTATGGTGCGTTCCGTGATGCGTTAGGCATCCTGGGTATGACTACTGCCATCAATGACTATGCTAGATTGTTGATGCCGGAAGGTACTACCTATGAGGTATTGACACCAACCGAACGTGTGTTGGCAGCAACTGGTCTACTTACCCCTATGAGACAGAAACGTATTGTGGACCAACAGATAATGAACCTCAAGCGCATCCGTTCTGAACTCAGAAAGAAACAAAACATTGAGAAAGACCTGTCCACAGGTGATATACTCAAGGACATAGAACGACAACAACCATCGGAAGAAGGAGTAGAAGATGGCAAAAACAGGTAGATTTTTACATTCAGTTGTAAACGGTGATGACATTGCAAGTGTTGGAACATCGTATGATGTGACCAAGTTTCATTTATTTGATTTGAAGGTTCCTTCATCAATAGACAAGTCGAATCCATTTAGAGGGTTCCTACGATCTATGATTATTCGTGCCAAGTCTATTGCTGGTGGTGCATCAAAGGTCACCTTCCGACTGTGTTGTGATGCAGATGGCGACTACACCATCCTAGGTGATACTGAAGTTGCTTTTGACTTGGGGCTAACTACAGCCACCACAGGTTGTGCGCAGATTCTATTTGACGATTACCCATTCTGGGAGGCATTGACCAACTCAGATAACGTCTATGCGTTTTACAAGGTGGATGCTGGTACAGTGACTATTGACTTAGCACAAATAAATTGGTCAGAATAGGAGGTCATTATGCCCATCAATGCCTTTCCTAAAAACATCTATACAAATGACAGCACTATCAGTTATTACCAACCGTTAGTATTGGATGATGGTACATGGACCTTGTTGGATTCGACCAATCTCATTCAGAATGTATCGAGTGACCCCACTGGAACCACAATCTCTCTCAATGCTCTTGGTGTGGCAAATGATCAACTTCAGATCAATGGGTCTGGTTTTGTGAGTGTAGCCCCTCGATGGTACAAACCAGCATACTATGATGATGGAACACCAGTACTTGGAACAGATGTTTTCATTATGACCGTATCATTTGAAATGAAGGGCAGTACAGCAGCAGCACTTCGATATTTCAATTGGGCTTTTGGTGTGTGTGCTGACCCCACGTCTACAGCAGTAGGGACCATCGCTCATAATGTTGTGGGCAATGGTTGGAACTTTGCCAATACCGATGCTGATACATTCGGTGTCTACTATACTGGTTTGGGATTCAATAATACGTCTCCTCTTAGTGCAACTGACACAGTTGGGTTTGGTAACTTGGCTTTGGTAGGTGGGCATGGAACATTAGGATTGACTACTGTCAATGTTAGTGACTTGTATGAAAGTGATGTGGCTGCCGGCATGCTAACGACCAACTACACTTCTGCGCAACTGTATACATACTTCGTTTGTGGGGCACGTGGCACTGGTAGAACATTTAATGCTGGTGATGCAACATTGATTAATCTAAAATACAAGTTCAGTAAGATTGACAAAGTAAGCGCAAACATCTAAGGAGGTACTATGGAACCAGATATCATGCAACTGTTTATGAGTGGTGGGGCCAACTTCGCTTTCGGTGTGTTCCTCTATATGCAAAACAAAGACCTTCAGAAACGTGCCGATACACGTGAGGCAAAGCAAGAGCAGAAAGAAGAAGAACTACGTCAAAGATACGATGTAGTCATCAAAGAACTGCAAACCAAAGAAGAAAACATGCGCAAAGAGTTGGTGAAGGAAGTCACCGACATGGACAAACAATTGTCACTGCTTGAGCAGAAAGTTGATATGGTGGCTAGTGTTGTACAAGAAATAAAAGCCAAGTTTGTGAGGGTAAGCAATGCCAAGTAAAGGGACACCAGCACGTGGAAAACGGTTTGTCAAAGTGGTTAAGAATAAGAAAACTGGTCGCACAAAGAAGGTGTCGTATGGACAGGCTGGCAAGTCTACGAGTGGAACGGATCGTATACAACCTGGCACCAAGAAAGGGGACAGTTACTGCGCACGGTCCTATGGAATCAAAAAAGGTTTGTCCGCAGAAAAACGCAACGACCCGAATACCCCCAACAATCTCTCCAGAAAAAAGTGGAAGTGCGTTGGCAAAAAGAGTAGAAGGTAATACAGTATACGTAAAGGTATACATGTACATTTAGGAGACATTATGAACAACGATTTATTAGCACTTACACCAGAACTCGTATTATTCGTCAAGAAACTAGTCATGCACTCTCGTGGTGGATTGACTAAAGATGAACGTCAAGAACTTGCAGCAGACTTGATTCAGTTGCTCTACAAGGTTCTCAAAGAGTTGGTGGACGTAGACGAAGAATAGAACACCATAACACTATCCATTCATCATTGGCTAGGAGACTTCGGTTTCCTAGCCTTTTTTGCGCCACCACCACCACTAAAATAAAAGGGAGAGGGAACCACCCCTCTCCCAACCTACCATGCAAGGAGCACGTGGTAGTACTATAACACGTTTTAGTGTTGTTGTTGGTCAATAATAACAGACCATCGAATATATGCAACTTCCCATTGTTCGCTCCAGATATACTGGCATAGTTGAACAAGGTTTGACACTGATGGGATTTGCTTGCCTGTCATCCACTTGGCAACGGTATCACGGTGCACACCGATGGTTCGGGCTAGGTCACATTTGTTGATAGGTTCTAGGGTTGTTTTCAGTTCTTCGTGGAACATGCTACCTCCAGTAGGTTTGAGTTAATTATTTGTTGTCCGACCCAGTAGGCACACTGTGGGACAACTGCGTTTCCGAGTGCTCTAAGTCTGTCCACCCGATTGGGAACCCCATCATTTCTTCTACAAACTGGGGATTGAGTTGGAAATCCTTGCCAGTAGTTTTGTTGAGACCATGAAGTTTGGCTGCTTCCACATTCAGACTGTCGTGCCGTGCCCACTGACTCGCTCCAGATGGGTTGTTCTTGGCTTCGTTGACCGTTGGGGTAGGCAATTGCAAACCATCGTTTTCTGATGTGGGGCGCACCGAATTGTCGAGCCGATATAATCGTCCATTCACAGTCATACCCGATTTGGGCAAGCGATCCAACAACATCGGTTCCGCCCAATCTAAGGACGTTTGCAACATTCTCCAACACAACCACTTGGGGTCGTAACTCGTTGATAATACGGTGGAATTCCCACCAAAGACCCGACTTTTCTTCATTTGATAAGCCCTCCTGTTTTCCGGCTATACTGATTGATTGACATGGGAATCCTCCACACAGGATGTCCACTGGTTCTAGGTTGTGTGCGCCAACTGTGCGTACATCATCGTATCGTTTGGCATGTGCCCAATGTCGCTCCAGGACTTGACGACAGAACGGTTCTTTCTCTACTTGCCATACGGTTTCAAGACTGCCACCAAAGGCACGTTCCAGTCCCAGTTCTAAGCCTCCTATGCCACTGAATAGACTACCGAGTTTCATTGTTCCTCCAGTAGCAGTTGGGCATACTCAATCAGATGTGGTTGCCAGTTGTCGCCATGAATGTACTGGCACAACAAGACAATGTATTCGAACTTCGGGTAGTGATC